TCCGCTTCTCCGACCCGCAGCTGAAGGCGGAGGCATTGACCTACCAGGAGGACGATGACGAGCTCGTCACCGACTGCCTGATGACCTTGCTCCTGATGGCCTCGCAGATGAGAGACGAGCGGGGCGATGAGATCGTCGACCTGAGCTACTTGCTGGACGGCGACGAGGAAGACGAATGAGCGCACAGAGCATACCGAGGAGGGCGATCATGGCGACGCGGGCGGCGGTGGGGACGTGGAAGCGCGTGTTCCAGGACCCGTCGGGTAAAGGGCAGGCCTACCAGCGCATGCAGGAGTGGTACGGCTACCTCTGGAGCCTGCACGAGAACTCCGTCTACGACGGCTTCCGGAGCGCGGTCGCCTACCGGGTGAACTACAACCTCTACCGCAACATCCGCGGCCTCTACAACCCGGCAAGACGGCTCGCAGACTTCTATGCCGGGTTCGTCTACCCGGGGCCGCTGGATGACGCCATCCCCATCGAGAGCGACAACGAGGCGCTTCTGCCCGCCATCCAGCAGGTTTGGCAGTGGTCGAACTGGCTGGACGGGAAGTCCGTCTTCGTGCGCTACGGGGCCAGCCTCGGCGACGTGCTCGTGGCCGTGGTGGACGACATGGAGCGCAGGAAGGTCTACCTGGACATCGTGTGGCCCGGTCAGATCGCGGCGCTCGACCTCGACAGCCAGGGGAACGTGAAGCGCTACCTGCAGGAGTACGCCGCCGATGAGAACGGCCGCGAGTACAAGTACGGGAAGGAGGTCACGCCCGAGGCGATCACCACGTTCCGAGATGACAAGCCGTTCAGCTACCAGCCCGGACAGGAGGCGACCGTCCCCAACCCCTACGGCTTCGTGCCGGCAGCGTGGGCGAGGCACCGGAACGTGGGGAGCGACCACGGCGAGCCGGCCATCGCGGCGTGCTACCAGAAGGTGGACGAGCTGAACCAGCTGGCCAGCGCTCTCAACGACCGGGTGATGAAGATCGTGAACAGCCCGCTCATCGTGGATGCCGAGGGAAAGCTGCCCAACGAGCGGGGGAAGCGGCCGCCAACCGCGGACCAGGCGTCCCCGGAGCGGGACAAGGACAGCCTCGGCCTGTGGCGGGTGCCGCAGGGCTCCGGGATCCACATGCTGGAGCTTCAGATCGCCGACGCCTACCCGGCTCTGGACAAGCAGATCGCGGAGATCGAGAAGGACCTGCCGGAGTTGACCGTCCACGCCCAACTGCGGGAGATGAGCCAGGTCACCGGCCCGGCGGCCGCCAGGATCATGGGCGACGCCGTGAACCGGCTCAGCGACGCGGCTGCCGGCTACGATCAGCAGAGCGTGAAGCTCTTCCAGATGGCGGTGGCCATCGCGGGGTGGCGGGCCCAGTCCGGAGCGTGGGGGAGCAAGGGAGAACTCGGCGCCCAGCGCGCCAAGTTCGCGCCGTTCAGCCTCGACAGCTACGAGCGAGGGGATATCGACATGGCAATCGCGCCAAGGCCCCTGATCCGGGAGACGGGCCAGGAGTCGGCCCAGACGCTGCTCTTGAAGCAGCAGCTCGGCGTCTCCGAGAAGCAGATCCTCACCGAGCTTGGCTACTCCGACGAGCAGGTTCAGGCGATGATTGCCGAGAAGCGGGAGGCCCAGGAGGCGATGGGCTCCAAGCTCCTCGCCGCGTTCGACAGGGGGCAGGCGTGACGACCGAACGGGAAGCGCTTATAGCGAGCCATCTGTACATCGTCGAGGCCGAGGCCGGAAAGTTCACGAGGAAGTGCCCGGCCATCTCGTATGACGACCACTACAGCGCCGGCGCCCTCGGCCTCATGAAGGCGGCCGAGACGTTCGACCCGGGCCGCGGCTACGCCTTCAAGACGATGGCGGGCTCGTGGGTGCGAGGGGAGATCAAGCACCAAATCCGCGCGTGGGCCAGATACCTGCACGGCATCCCGAAGGCGCTAGCGGGCTCCATCCGGGTGGACAGCCTGAACGAGTTGAAGCCCATGGGCCTCACCAGCGACGGCGACACGATGCTGGAAACGCTTCCCGCCTCGGTGGACGTGGCGGCCGAGGCCTTGACCGGTCTTGATGCGGGGGAGATCGCCGCGGCCGTGGCGGGGCTGCCAAGAGATGACGCCGCTGCCGTCCGCGAGGTGATCCTGGGCGGGCTGCCGTGGAAGGAGTTCGGAGCCAGCCGCGGCTGGAAGCCTTCCGAGACGGAGCGGTTCCAGCGGCGGTTCAAGGTCGAGATCGCCGGCAGGCTGCGCGCCTCCCGGCGGGTGGCCGAGATGGTGGCGGGCGGGACGGTCCAACTCTCACTCACCAATGGCGGGAGCGCCATCGTCGATGCCTTGGACTCAGGCCGGCTCGGCAGTTACCGCTGGCACCGGCACGCCAAGGGCTTTGCCTACAGCGAGGACCGCAGAAGCGGGCGCCGCCTTCAGGTACGGTTACACCACGTGGTCGTCGGGACCGTCCCCGAAGGCCATCGCGTCCTTGCCGTGAACCGGAACGTTCTCGATTGCCGGCGCTCCAACCTGGTCATCGTGCCGGCATGGCAGGCCTACCACCAGCAGCGGGCGAGGAACCGGACGGGCTTCAAGGGGGTCAGCCAGCACGCTGTTTCGGGAAAATGGACAGCAGAACTGATGGCGAATGGGACCGCTCACAAGCTGGGCCTGTTTGGCTCCCCGAAGGCAGCGGCGATGGCCTACGACCAGGCGGCGAGGGAGCTGCTCGGGGAGTGGGCCGTCCTGAACTTCCCAGCGGCGGCTGCCTGAGATGGCGAGCATCCTGGCTGTCCACGAGGCCTACCGGAAACGCCTCCTTGCCGCCGATCGGGAGTTGGCCGCCGATCTCGTGAAGGCGTACACCGCCGTCTACGAACGCTTGAAGCGCGACTTCGCCGCGGCGCTCGCCGACGTGAAGGCTAGTCCCGAGTCAGTCGCCTACCGCGTCTCACGGCTGCGGGCTCTGGAGGCCCAGGTCGTTGAGCGGATCGCCCGCTACGGCGGGACGGCCGCGGACTCCATCGCCCAGGCCCAGGCCGCCGCGGTGGAGCTGGCCGTGGGAGCGACGGCGGAGCAGCTAACCCTGGCGCTGACGCCGGCGCCGCCCACCGTCCGCATCGAGAGCCTGTTCACCCGACTTCCTGTCCGCGCCGCGGAGAGCCTGGCCGGCTTCGCCTCGGACGGCTCGCCATTGGCCGCGCTCTTCGCCGAGATCGCGCCGGCCGCCGGAGAGGCCGTTCGCGATCGGCTGCTTTCCGGCCTGGCGCTGGGCTTCGGCCCGGAGCGGATCGCGGCCGAAGTGCGGGACGAACTCGGCGTGCCTCTCTCCCGGTCTCTGCGCATCGCCCGCACTGAGACCTTGCGCGCCTACCGCACGTCCGCCGCGGAGTACCTGAAGGAGAACAGCGAATACGTCGCCGGCTGGTGGTGGAAGGCGTCTGGCGGCTTGCGGTGCTGCCCGGTATGCTGGGCGATGGACGGGACCTTTCACCCCCTGGATGAGCCGTTCGCAAGCCACGTGTGCTGTCGCTGCACCACGATACCGGCCGCAAAGTCATGGGCGGAGCTCGGCTATCCCGACATGCCGGACCGGACGTGGAAGCCCAAGGAGACAGGTGAGGAGGTCTTCGCCAACCTTGACGAGAGCGAGCAGAGGAAGATCCTCGGACCCGGCAAGTTCGACCTCTACCGGAAGGGCTCTATGCGGCTCTCCGACCTGGTTCACGAAGGCGAGGACGAACGCTGGGGGCCGTACCGCGTGGAACGGTCGCTGAAGAACTGCGGAGCCAACCCCAACGATGGTACGTCTCCAGGGAAACGGGGGCGAAACCGCACCCAATGAACGCCGAAGAGCGAAGGGCATTTCGGGTGAATGCCCTTCGCTCTCGTTGCCCTACCGCCTAGCCACAGGGTTCGTTCGCGCACGTCCAACACATCCAACCGCATGTACTATCTACAAGGTTGGCTCTGTTGCCGCTGTTGCAGCACGAGCCACAACCGTATATGGCATTGATCTGGCAATCTGTTTGGTGGACCGATGAAGCATACTCATCGAGTAACCGAATCACAGCTCTCGGAATCTGTTTCCGCTCAACCACACTGGTCAATCCGGACCGATCCAGAAGCATCGCAACCAGTTCGCGGATGTCCTCTGGCGGCTCGACGCCCTCAACAGAAGATAGGTCCTCGGGCATTTGCTTGAGCGGAACATCGTCGACCTGTCGACCCGAGTAGGCCTGAACCTCAATCCAGACCTGGCTCTTCGGCGGTACCGGGTGTCGGGACAGCGCTCCAGTAACCCAGGAGAACACGGCGACGCGCCAAGTGTCGCAGGCGTTGTACAGAGGGATCTTCGTACCAGGGTACGTCCCATCAACGGCGTTAACGCAAGGGAACCGGCCTAGTACTCCTGCCCCCGCCGGTTCGCCCGAACGCTCAGTCGCGGCGTCGCTATGCCCCGGTCCATTCAGCGGCCTAGTTGCGATACCGTTCTGTACCCAGTAGTTCAGGATCTCGATTATCTCATAGTTCTCGGTACCGGCATTCGCCTCATTGGCGCCCTGTAAACGACTCCCTTGATCACCCCTGGTGACCGCCCCTGCCCTGACAGAAATCACCTCAGCCATTGCACAATCCTCCGTGCATTGAATGCTCTGAACGGTCTGCATTGATCTCAGCGTCGCCTGCAATCCGTTCAGCAGCTTCGGGATGAGCTGGACACTATGAGCTCGTGGCCAACTGAAGTCTCATGTATCACACCCTTTGGAGGATGTCAATCCCTTTCCTGTCCGAGAAGGCGCCTATGTGATTGGCTTGAGGGATGCCGGCATACTCGGCTCATGAACGAGCCGATGGGCGGGCCGGCCGGCGAGAGCCCCGGCAATAGGACCGAGTGCGTCGCCTGCCGGCGCCCGTTCGTCTTCATGGCGACGGCCGTCCCCGTTTGCTCCGACTGCTGGGACACCACGCCCGGCCGCAGGGCCCGCGCCGCCATCCAACTCGCCCTCAGCCGGGCCATGGGACCGCCTCCCTCGCCGGCATCTCCCGCTCGGCCGGATCCAGCCCACCTCAGCCTGGAGGAAGTGCGGGAGTTGTGCGCCCTGTGGCAGAAGCGGCTGCGGCTTCAGGACTGGCTGGTGGCGGTGCGGATCGTCCCGCACTGGAACATGGAGCGGGACAGCGAGGGCCGCTGCGACGCCACCCTCAGCCGCAAGATGGCGATCATCGACATCCTGGAGCCCGGCCACCTCTACGAGGGCGGCCTCTGGCCCAACGACATGGAGCGCACCCTCGTCCACGAGCTGCTCCATCTGCACTTCTCCCCCTTCGAGGCCGAGATCGGAACGCCGGCCGACGCCGCTCAGGAGCAGGCCATCGACCTCATCGCCGGCGCCCTGGTCGATCTCGCCCGCTCCGCCCAGTAGCGACGCCCCAAAAACGGAACCAGGGCCGCTGCGTCGTTGGAGCGGCCCCGGGACACCCAGTCACTGAAGTGAACGGTAGAAGTCGTACCCGCATTGTACCCCACGCATGCCCGCCTGTCAACCCCCCTGGACAGGCTGTTTGCGCCAGATATCCTCCCCAGCGCGGCCGGCATAATCGGCACGTTTCCCAGGAGGAATCCCATGTTCACACGCACATTCAGCCGCCTGCCCTTCACCGTCTTTTCGCCGGAGACGGGCGGCGGTTCCGGAGGAGGCGGCGGGCAGGACCCGGCCGGCTCCGCGAAGCCCCAGGCGGGCGACCAGAACGGCGGGCCAGGCGCTCCCGACAACCCAGCCGCTGCCCAGGAGGCCGCGGACGAGAAAGACCCCGCGAAGCGACTCGAGGCCATCCAGAAGGAACTGGAGACCACGCGCAAGGAGGCGGCCAACTACCGCACCAAGCTGCGCAAGCTGGAGGAATCGGCCCAGGCGGCCGACGAGGCCAAGCTCGCCGAACAGCAGCAGTGGAAGGAACTCGCCGAGAAGCGGGAAGCCCGCATCAAGGAGCTTGAGCCGCTCCAGGACCGCGTCTCCGCTTACGAGAAGCGCGAAACCGAGCGCATCGCCGCATCAATCAACGACTGGCCCGAGAACCTCAAGAAGCTCGTCGAGAAGGCGGGCACGCTGGAGGAGAAGCAGGCCGTCGTCGAGGGCCTCAAACCCACCGTGGAGGCGCTGGCCGGGAAGGCCGCCGCTCCCGGCTCAGGACCAGGCCCCAAGCCCGCGGGCGACGCCAAGGGGAAGGTGACCCCTTCCCGGCCCGTCCGCCTGTAACCACCTACTCAGCATCCCAAGGGGGAACCACCCATGGCAGATATCCCAGTCACCCCGGCCGCCGTCGCGCCGGCCAAGTCGCTCTTCGAGAGCTACACGTTCATCGCCGGCGAGGCCCTGAAGAAGGGCAAGGCCGTCTACATCAAGGCCGACGGCAAGGTTTGGAGAGCCGACGCCTCCGCCGCCGGGACCGCCGGTTCCATCGGCGTATGTCTCTCCGACGTCTCCGCCGGCCAGGCCGTCGAGGTGCTCGTGCACGGCCTCGTCGCCGGATTCGATCTCTCCGCTCTGGCTTACGGAGCGACCGTCTATCTCTCGGACTCCGATTCCGGCATCCTCGCCGACGCGGCGGGAACCACCAGCCGGAAGATGGGAGTCGTCTGGCCCACCAGCGATCTGGACCGCACCAAGGTCCTTCTCGTCTGCCCGGCCATCGTCTAGGAGGAGGAAACGGCTATGTCCACCGTCTACGGGCTCCTCAACGTTTCCGACCTCGATACCGTCGGGACCGTCGGGGAGCAGGCCGTCTACACGGCGGCCTCCCAGATCATGCAGGCGCACGACGCGGAACTCAACCGCGTCATGGACCTGTTCGTCCAGCCCCAGACCACCACGCTGCACAAGGAGATCTACAAGCTGATCTCCGGCGGGAAGATGCAGAAGGTCAACGAGTATGGCCAGCCCCTGAGCGTCAAGGCGACCGGCCAGTACGACGTCGCCTATCCCATCTTCGAGCTTCAGGACAGCATCGCCATCAACCGCGTCACCCGCGCCAAGATGAGCCTTCGCGAGTACCAGCGCCACCTTGACAACATCTCGGACCGCCACGTCAACGCCATCCGCTACGAGATCCTGCGCGCCCTGTTCAACAAGGCCAACGAAGTGTGGACCGACCCCCAGTGGGGCGACCTCACCATCCGCCGCCTCGCCAACCAGGACGGCACGCAGTACCCGCCGGTCCCCGGCTCCGAGGTGACCGCCGAGGACAACCACTACCTGGTGAGCGGCTATGCGTCCTCCGCCATCGATGACGCGCACAACCCGTTCGCGCTGATCCGCCCCGAGCTGATCCAGCACGGCGACGGGGACCTCGTGGCGTTCATTAACAGCGCCGAGACCGACAAGGTCACGGCCCTCTCGGCGTTCGTCGAAGCGTCAGACGCGGCCATCCGGGCCGGCGCCAACAGCGACGTCATCGTCCAGCAGCTCGGGAACGCCCCGGGGACCTACCTCGGCCGCATGAAGGGCTCGGGCGGCGTGGGCTGTCACGTGTTCGAGTGGGGGCACATCCCGGCAGCTTACATCCTGTCGCTGAACCTGTCCCAGGAGGCTCCCCTGAAGAAGCGCGTCGACCCGGAGGCCGAGCTCCAGGGCTACGGGCTCATCCCCGGCGCGAACCCGCAGTACCCGCTGCAGGAGGCCATCTACGGAGAGCGCTGCGGCTACGCCGTGGCCTCCCGCCTGAGCGCGGTCTGCATGGAGCTCACCGCGGACCCGAGCTACGACACCCCGGCCGCCTACGCGTAAGGCGGCCCAAGACCGATCCTGGAGGAGCCCCCGGTCCCTGCGGCTGGGGGCTTCCGGGATGGAGGACCACGATGGCATCCACGGAAGCGAAGGGGCGGATGCGGCTGGCGGCGCTGAACCGTCTGAACGGGGCGGCGAGCCGTCTGCTCGGCGCCAGGGGACTGACCCCGTCCCGCTACAGCGGCCTGGACCGCGATCCCGAACTTGCCCACATCCGGGCGCTGGAGGCGATCGCCTCCGACCTGGAGAGCTTGGAGCAGGCGATGGAGACTGACAGCGAGGAAGAGGCCCAAGGTGACCCGCAAGCAGACTCTTAGCTGGCTGAAGGCGGAGTTCGCCGACGCTCTGGCGGACTCCGATCTCGGCTGGACGTTCACCGACGCCGACCCGGAGGGCCGCCTCGCCGGCGTCATCGACAACGCGCTGCGAGGCCTCGGCGTCGACGAGGAGAGCCTGCCGACGGCCGTCGTGACCCAGGAGAGCGTCAGCGACTTCCTCGCGCTGCTGGCCTACCACTCGCTCCAGGCGTTCACTCGGGCCTTCGCCCTGTGGGTGGACGTGGAGGTGGACGACCCGAAGACGGCCAAGAACTACAGCCAGCGCTACCGCGCCTACAAGGCCCTGCTCGACCAGGCGAGGAAGGACGCGGAGAGCGTTCTCACTCCCGCCTTCGAGACCGGCGCGCTGACTCTCGACATCTACGAACCGAGCCCCACCTACTGATGGCCAGCATCCTCAAACCCGGCGAGATCGGCGATCTGGACGCTCTCTACATGGACAGCCATGGCGAGGCGGCTATTGCCGTCTTCACCTGCGGCCGGGCCTTGGACAATATCGGCCAGGCCGCCGGCATCCCGGCGGCCGCATGGACCCGCAAGGCCGACGTCGCCGGCGTCGTGATCCGCAACCCAAAGCCGGAAACCCTGAAGGCCTTCGCGGAGCCGGACCGGGCGGGCGGGCTATTCCGCGCCAGGATCTCCGAACGCGGCAAGGTGCAGGCCGGCGACGTCTTGCGCGAAACCGATGGGACGGTCTGGCTGGTATTCGAGCCGGCCGAGTATGTGCACGGGCGGCCGAGGATCCGCGCGGGCCTGGAGCTCGTGCCCGCGGAGGATGTTCCCGCCGCCTTGAGGCTCCCCTGATGGCCGAGCCGTTCAGCATCGATGTGGACCTGTCCGGGCTCGCCGGGCTGAAGGGCGCCGCCAACGAGATTGAGCGCGTCCTCACCGCCGCGGCCTTCCAGGCTGGCGCAAGGGTGCAGGCCGAAGTCGTCACCCGCATGCCGGTGGACCTCGGGGCCGCCCGCAACAACATCTCATTTCACGTCACCCGCGAGCTATATGGGGTGACGGTCGAGATCGCCGGCAATCTGCAGTACCTGCCGACTCTGGAGGAAGGCCGCAAGGCGGGGAAGAAGGCGCCGCCGTATGACGCCCTCATCCCGTGGGTGAAGCGCCACCCGTCGCCCCCGATGAGCTTCCTCACCGCCAAGGGGAACCGCAGTCACCGTAAAGCCCCCACGGACAAGAGCCGCGCCTTCCTCATCGCCCGGGCCATCGGGAAGCGCGGCCAGCCCGGCCACCACATGTTCCGCGACGCGGCGATAGCCTCCGCGCCCGACGTCACCGCCACGTTTGAGGACGCCATGTCGATCCTCGCAAGGAGCCTGAACCTATGAGCATCGCCGCCATCAAGGCGAAGATCGTTGAGCTGCTATTTGCCCTGCCCCAGCCCGGGCAGGTTGTCGCCTTCCCCGGCGCGGAGCTTGACGCCGCGGCTGCCGGCGACTTCTCCGGGTTCTTCACCAGCATTACCCGCAACGGCGTCAGCCAGACCCGCCGTACCCTGGGCGGGAGCGGCGCCGGCAAGATGGACCGCGTGCACGCCATCGACATCGACGTCTACCTGCCGATGGACGTCTCCAGCAACCAGGCCGCCGCCGGAGCCGAGGAACGGTTCGACCAACGCGTAGACGCGATCCTCCAGGCCCTCGCCGATCATCCCAGGCTCTTCGGGCTCGTCAGCCGGTCCGAGCCGCCGCGCGCCTTGGAGGACGCCAACGGGATCCGCTTCTATCGCGGCGTGATCCAGTGCCGCTATCGCCGCATCCGTTGGGAGGTCGCCGAAGAAGCCCGTTACGACGGGCGCAACTGAGGGCAGCCGGCATAATCGCCCCGGAAGGAGTTCCATAGCTATGAAAGTGACTCTCAAGCAGGGGGAGCGGCACATCCCCCTCGACGGCGGCGTCGTCGTCGTCTTCGTCGCCGGCGTGCCCGTTGAGGTTCCGGAGCGTGAGCGGACCCGCTTCGCCGAGGATCCGGCCTTCAGCGTTGAGCCGCTGCCGAAGGCCTCCCGAAAGGACGGTGAGGCCGTATGAACGGAATGGACGTCAAGACCGGGATCGGCCTGGAGGCCGCCTACGGCGCGCCGGTCAAGTCCCAGGCCCTGATCGACACGTTGGCCAACGGCGTCGCCGGGACCTACAACCGGATCGACAGCAAGGCTCTCGGCCGCGGGAGGTTCCTGCCGGCCCGGTCCGTGATGGGAAGCGCCGAGATCGGCGGCTCTCTCAGCTGCGAGGCCACCCCGGATGGCTTCAGCCTGCTCTTGTACGCGGCGCTGGGAGCGGTCACCACCACGGGCGCCGCGTCGCTCTACACGCACGCGATCACGGCGGCCGCCGCGGGCCCGAAGCCCATCACGGTGGCCACCGCTAAGGGGAACCTCATCTCCGTTGTGAGCTGCAAGATCGAGACGCTGACCCTGAACGCCGTGCTCGATGAGTTCGTGAACGCCGAGGCGGAGATGGTCGGGATCGGGGAGAAGTTCGACGTCTACCCGGAGGATCCGGCCGGGAAGGTCTTCGGCGCGGCGAGCCTGCCCGTTGGGCTGCCGTTCTCGTTCACCGGCGCGACCCTGAACCTCGACGGGACGGCAAGCAACGACTGCGGATCGATCAAGGCGGTCATCAAGAACAACCTCTCCGCCAAGCGGGTACTCGGCAGCGCCTTCCCGACAGGGCATGGCCCGCAGGTCGCCGAGGTGACCTTCGAGCTGGACATGTACTATGAGAGCGAGGCGCTGCTCCGCAAGCACCTGGGCGCGGCCGCCGGCTGGCCGTTCAGCCGCGGCGCCGTCCCCACGCCGTGCGCCCTCACCGCCGCCTTCGCTTCGGGTACGACGGGGCACAGCCTAACCGCCGCGGCCACCGTCGCTTACGTCACCGCCCCCGAGCCCGCGATTGAGGGCTCCGATTATCTCAAGCAGCCGGTTACGATCACCGTGGCCAGCCCTGGCGTCACGTTCACGCTGGTCAACGCCGAGGCGAACACGGTCCTCACGACCAACGGCACGGCCATCGTATATACGTGAGGAGTGATATGAGCACACCGAAAGCCGGAAGCGTGGCGCGCAGGGCGGTCGCCAAGGAGGCGGAGGCGAGCGCGCCCGTCGATCTCGACGTCATGCTGGGGAACGGCCCCACAGTGAACCTCTGCGGCCGCGAGTTCCGCATCCACCCCGTCCCCCTGATGAACCACGCTCGCCTCCAGGAGGCCATGAGCGTGCTCGGCGAGGAGTACCTCATGCCGGCGCTCGCTCAGGACAATCCCGGCGCGCTGGGCCGGCTGGCCCGGCTCCTCGACGCGGAGACGCAGGGAGTCACGCCGGAGGACATCGCCACATCCATGCGGATGGCCTCCGCCTCCCTGACGCCCGAACAGATCGAGGCGATGCTCGACATCTGCGAGATCGCGTTCAACCCGCCGGATACGGTGGATGTCACACGGGAGACCATCGGCCGCCACGTCTCGGCGCCGGCGTTCCCGGCGATCCTGCGCGCCGTGCTCGACTGCAGCGGGCTGAACCCTACGCCGCCCCGGTAGAGCCGGGGCAGAGGACGGACTGGGCGGAGGTGTTCGCCTTGATGGCCCATTACTACCCCGGCGTGAGGGTGGATCGGCAGAGCCTCCCGCAACTGGAGGGCTACCTCCGCCGGCTGCCGAAGGTGCTGGAGCCACAGGCCGGAGCGATGGCCCTTGCCACGGGCAGGCTGCTAACGGCTGGGATGGGTCGATAGCGTAACTCGGAAAGATCCCGGAGCTTCGCGGGCAGGGGGCGCGGGCCGCCGCCTGCGTACTGGCCGAAGCGGGGATACGCCGAAAGGATGAAACGCCGCCTCTCGAACGTTGAGAGGCGGCGTTTCACCTAGGGGGTTTCCCGGCCCACGCACTTCAGACGCGACCTAGAACACGCTCTGCGTATGCACGTGCTCGATGATATAGGGGCACGATTCGGTCTTCTCTGGAATCGTCGCCCTGATGTCACACAAGGCCTGAGCCCAGCCTTCGTATGTGTGACCCTCCTCGGCTGGCGGATCGGCATACGCGGTGAGCCGGATTATGTAGTCGGCATCGGTGGGACTGCTTGTGAGCGGTTGCGTGAGCGGCTGCGGCGTATATGAGAGGGTGTGAAGCGGAGTCCAATCCGTGTCCAGCGACTGGTAATCCATGGTGTCTTGCAGCGCCACGGCAATGCTCTCGGTTCCCTGCGTGCCGGAGTTAATGATCCCGCTAACGCTGGCCTGTTCACCAACAAAGGAATACGAATGCGTGTGCCGCGGCGCTGCCTCAGACGCCTCAGCGCGGCCCCAGAACCCCACTCTGTACTGCCAACCCGGAGTCATCGTTGCGTTAGTTGGGCTATCGGCTACCCACGTGATCACCGAATCCATGGTCAGGTCGGCATAGTAGTTCTGGAAGTAGCCCCCTATCCCGCCCACGGGGCACAACGAGTGCGCTGACAGCGCGATCCTGTTGGAGTCGATGAGCGGAGTTGCGTCCCCAGCGAGCGGAGCAGGGACGGGTGTCGGCTGGATCGAGGAGTTGTAAATCTCATTCCAGGAGTACCACCAGGGATCGGCAGGCTCAAAGAGCTGGACCTTGTTGATGTGCTGCGCTGTGGTGAAATGCCCGTTGGCGAAGCCGCAGTAGATGGTGTCCTCCATGCCCGGACCGACCAGACGCAGGGTGCGTGTGCCGGGAGCCGTCGCAGTCACTGTCACCGTCATATAGCCGTTCGAGTCGGTGTAAAGGTCCTCGCACTGGGTGACGCTCCCATCGTCCAGCTTGATGAACATGGACCCATCGCTGCTGATTGCCCGCACCGCCGTGTTGGGCGCCGGGACGTACATTCCACGTGGAATGCTCTGCAGGAGCAGGGCTCGAACCGTGTTCGTGCAATAGTCGCTGGCCCCGGTCTGGTAGTCGGCCGCTATCCAAGGTTTGGCCACGGCCTTATTCGCGAACAGGTAACTGGCCTTGGCGGAAGTGCAGCCCAAAAGGGCTACGAGGGCCAAGAGGGAAACGCGCGGTAAAGTCATAGTGGGTTCCTCAACTGTGTCCTGCTGTGTAGTAGCGTGTTACGCTACGCACGCCTGGGGCATCGCATGTGGAACAGCATTGCCTCGCGGCGTGGCGCTGCTTCTGTGATCTCCGTGGATCCAGGGGATGCAGCATTGAACAGGGGTGCACCACTTCGTCGCAAGCAGCAGCGTCTGGTCAGTGCGGTACGTCGTTGGACCGCGAAGGAGCCTCGTAGCGATCTACCAGCCGTTTACAAGTGCACGGATCGGGGCGAACCACCAATGACGCGCGGCGGAGGGGACCGCCGCAATGCCATTAGTAGAGATGATGGCATCGGTCGCTGCCGGCGTAAGGGTGAAGAAGTCTGGTTTATCTGCTACCTTTCGCGCCGCAAATTGCGACTCCGGTCGGATGAGGATTGAGGCGAAACCCGAGCTTGCTCCTTCAGAGAGGGGCCGAAAGGCTGAGGGCCACTGCTCAAATACGGAAGGCCGACTACTGCCCGGGCGTGTCTGTGATGCGGCGGAGCAGTCGGCCACGGGAAGGCTACCTCCGCCGGTTGCCGAAGGTCCTGGCCAAAGGCGGGCTGTTCACGGTTGGGATGGGTGGATAGACAGGCAGAGGGGCCAGGAGCGCGATGCTCCTGGCCCCTTCGTCTACCTGAATGGCAGCCCATATGGCGCTTACGGCGCGGTAGAAGCCGTAATGCCAATCGTGGTCGACCTAGTGGCGATCACCAGGCTCTTCGGATCGCCAGTCTCGTGCACTTGCAGCGTGCAGAGATAGACGGTCGAGGCGGGACGCGTGGGCCGGAACGCGTAGGCCACTCTCTCGTATCCTCCCACCCGCTCGGTCCGCTCTTCGACGAATACCGCTTCTGAGGGGTCCCCGTTTTCCAAGGTCACGCTCCAGGTTCGGGCGTGCGTCTGCCAGAAGTTTGGGACGGAGTACCCTTCGAAGTTGCCGTAAAAGCCCCAGCATTCGCAGATGCCGGGATCGGCCGATAGGGCGGGTACGAGGGAGAGTCCTATCGTAAGCCCTCCCCTCGGCTCTGTCGAGCCCGCGGGCCCAGAACAGCCAGGCAAACAGACAACGCATGCGATCGCCACCAGGAACAACGACCACTTCATCGTGTGACCTCCTCGCACCGAACAGAATTTGCTGAACGATAGCATGCCGGCTTTGTGAAGTCAAAGGCAGGCTGGATCGTTGCGTCTTCGCCCTGCACGGCCGGCATAATCCTCGCGTTATGTCCAACCAGATCAGCATCTACATCCGTGCGAACGGCGCGGCCGCGCGCAAGGAACTCCTCGATACCGCGAAGACCGCGGAGACGCTTGAGGCCGTCGCCAAGGCGGCGGGAGCCCAGTTCGGCAGGCTCGGCGTAGAGGTCAAGGTCGCCGGCTCCAAGGCGAAGGCGGCCCTGAAGGAGGCCGAGCAGGCCGCCAAGGGCGTGGGAGACGCCGCGGATTCCGCCTCCCGGCGTATGAGCCTCCTCGGCCGAGCGTTCACGGCCTACGGGGCCAACGCCCGCCGAACCCTCGCCGACGCCGAGTACGGCATGAAGAGCCTGGCCGACTCCGCCGGCGCGATCAGCGCGCGCCTGGCCCTCGTGGGCGGGATCGGCGCCGCCGGCATGGCCGTGCTCGGCAAGACCGCCATGTCCACCGCCGCGAACATGGAGCAGACCTCCGTCGCCTTCGGCACGCTGCTTCACTCCTCGGACGCCGCGAGGAAGTCCATCCAGGCGCTCAGCAAGTTCGCGGCGGAAACCCCCTTCGAGTTCGGCCAGGTCACCCAGGCTGCCAAGCAGCTCCTCGCCTACGGCTTCAGCGCTAAGGAGCTCATCCCCACTCTGACCAGCGTGGGAGACGCCGTCTCCGCCGTGGGGGCTGGGGCTGAGGGCATGGATGCCGTCATCCGGGCGCTGGGACAGATGCGCGCCAAGGGAAAGGTCTCCCAGGAGGAGATCAACCAGATCGGCGAGCTGGGGCTCAATGCCGGCCAGATCCTGCAACGGGAGTTCCACCTCACGAGCAAGGAGATGGCGAACATCGGGATCGCCGGCATTGACGTAGAGAAGGCGATCAGCGCCATCCTCCGCGGCTTCGAAAAAGCGTTCGGCGGCGGCATGGCCTCCCAGGCCCGGACGATGAACGGCATCATCTCGAACCTCAAGGACCTCTGGTCGCAGTTCCTCGCCAACGCCGACGCGGACGGCCTGGGCGACGAGATCAACCGCGTGGCCAAGCCCGCCCTGAACGACCTGCTGAATGAGGTTATGCGCCTCCGCAAGGACGGCACGCTGCGCAAGTGGGCCCGCGAGATCGGGGAGGAGTTCGGCAAGCTGGCCAAGGCCGCCTCCGAGGCGCTGAAGTTCCTCGCCCGCCACCCGGATCTCGTCCTCAGCGCGGCGAAGTGGGCGGGCATCGCTACCGCCGTCGCCCTGGCCGGGAGCGCGCTGGCGAAGGTGATCCAGACGGCTCTCGTGCTCGGTCCGTACCTGGTGAAGGCGGCCGGCGGCGTGCGGCTCCTTGCCTCAGCGTACGTGGGCCTGAATACTGCGTCGCTGGCAGCCGCCGGCGGCAGTAAGGGATTGGTCTCCGGCATGGCGTCGATGGTCGCGATGATACCTGGCTGGCTGAAGCTGCTAGCGGCCTTCGCCGCAGCTATGTACCTGATCTACCAGCGGGGCAAGCAGATTGAGCATGAGCGCGAGGCCGCCGGAAACACCCAGGACCGCGAAGCCCATTACTACCAGTCCCGAGCCTCCGACTATATGAAGGCCGCGAAGAAGAACCCGGCGATCCTCAAAGAGCACGGAGGGTTCGTCCGGGTCCCCGAAGAGAACCACCGGTATACGGCCGACGAATGGGAGGCTCTCGCTCCATCGCGCAAGAATAGCCTCATAGCGCAAGGCCGCGTGAGCAAGGCCTACGAGCCAGTGCCGGGCGCGAAAGCAGACATGCCTTCGGCCCGCCCGGAATACGACTGGATCGGTAGCCCGACGCACGGGAAGACCCCGCCTGTGTACACGGTCAAGGCCCGCCCAGGCGTAACGGTGTGGAAGTGGAAGGGGAGGGGCCCCGTCGACGCCGCCATGGCGAAGGTCCTGGACACGCCGGCTGTCCCCGACGTCGAGGTCCCGCGCGTCGGAACTCCCCAGGTGGACACGAAGGGCGAGAAGGCCGCGAAGAAGCTGGCCGAGGAGGCGGCCCAGGCGAGAGCGCAGGCCACGAAGCAGATCCTCAGCCTGGACCAGACGCCGGAAGGCCGCCTGCGCTCGGCGCTGAATGACGTTGAAGAGACGCTCCGTTCGGAGCCGGCCGGCTCGAAGGCGAACGCCAAGGCGCACGCCGCCGTACTGGCCGCCGCGGAGAAGGGCCGCAAGGCCGCCTATGCCGAGTTCTACAAGGCGGTGAACGGCGCCCTCGTGGAAGCCGAGCTCGAGCTGCTGCGCGCTCAGGATACCCCTCTCTCCCGCCGTCGCGCCGCCGAGATCGAAGCCGGCCAGAAGCTGCGCGAGAACTGGGCCTCGCACGCCGGCGCCGGCGAGAAGATGCTCTCCGCCCGCCAGACCGACCGCCGGACCTTCGAGACCTCCATGGCCGCGGCCGAGGCCGCCTATGTCAAGGAGCTCGACGAGGCGTGGGACAAGACGACCAACGACATCCTCGACGACTTCCAGCAGCGCATGGATATGGAGAGCCAGGCTCACCAGCAGGAGTTGCAGGACCTGCAGGAGGCGCGCCAGGCCCGGCTCGATGCGGACCAGGCGGCGGCTGACAACGCGCGCCGCACCATCGACCTGCGGGTAGAGGATGCGCTGAAGACGAAGCAGATCTCCGAGCAGGAGAAGGCCGGCATCCAGAGCGATTACGAGATCTGGTACGACCTCCAGATCAGGCGGCAGAAGGCCCGCGAGCAGGAACTCCTGACCGCCGCGGTCGTGGCCGCCATGTTCGGCGCTGCGGCGAAGGCGGCCGCGCTGACCGCCCAGGCGGACGCCATCGCCGAGGCGGCCAAGGGGCTGGAGGCCGAGAAGCAGCTCACCATCGCCAAGGGGTTGGAGCAGGTCAGCCTCCACAACTTCCAGAACGATCTGCAACTCCTGGAGAACCGGAAGGCGCTGACGGCCGACGTGAAGGAACGCCTTCGCCTTGAGCAGCAGATCGCCGCCACGAAGGCCAAGATCGCCGGCATTGAGGAGCCCGGGAAGGTCCAGCCGATCGACGTGCCCGACGCGAAGGAGGGCCGGGACGATTGGCGCAAGGAGTGGCGGGAGCGGGGGGACATCGCCAAGAACGCCGGCATGGATGCCATCCGCGCCTTCTCCGACGCCTTCGTCAACGCCCTCACCGGAGCCAAGGGGGCATGGTCCGACTTCTGGAAGAGCCTCACGAACATCGCCAAGCGGGCCCTGCAGGACCTCGTGTACGCCGGCGTCAAGAACGGGATCGCCAACCTGCTCAGCCTCGGCGGGCAGCAGGCGGGCGGAACCGGGATCGCCGGCGCCGCGGCCGCCATCGCGGGCGGCCCGGGCAGCGGTCCGTTCGGCGCGCCGAGCGGCGGCAAGGGCATCCCAGGGATCGGCGGGCTGAACAAGGCGTTCGGGAAGCTGCTCGGCCGGAAGCTCGGGGCCTCGTCCCTCGGCGGCGTGGCGCTGGCCGGGCTCGCCGGCTCCTTCCTCGCCCCGATGCTGTTCGGGAAGAACAACCGAAGCGGTCTCGGCGGCGGCCTCGGTTCCGCCATCGGCATGGCCGCCGGCGGCCCCCTGGGCGCGCTGGCGGGCGGCCTCATCGGCGGGGCGCTCGGCTCCCTGTTCAAGAAGCGCAGGAAACGGCGCGCCCTCAGCTTCGCCATGCCGACGCTTACCACGCCGAACGTCTACGCCCTCGGGACGTATGGAGCGCCCGTCGCGCCCTCCGCGCCGGTGGCCCAGTCCCACTCCGTGAGCGTGCAGCAGACGATCAACAACTACAACCCGCGCCCGATCACAGGGACCGTGCAGGAGCTCGGCGCCCTCGTGACGCGGGCCGCGAAAGGACGCGCCTGATGTATCTGGCCGGAAAGATGACGCGGTCCAACCCGGCGGGTGAGCTGGTCTTCCTGTGGGACACCGAGACGCTCTCCGAGCAGGACGACGCCGACGCCCAGGAGCAGGCCCGCGGAGGAGCGAACGGCTCCGTCGCCGTCGATGCGCTGTGGAACCCGCGCCGGGTGACCTTCGGCGGGAAGCTGCTCGTGTCGCCGAACCGGTGGGGGCCGGGCCTCCTGGCCAACGCCGGCGACGTGATCGCCCTTCCGGACGGGACGCTGTACCAGTGCACGCAGACCGGCGCAACCGGCGCCGATGAGCCGGACTGGGGCGACGAGGCGGTGACCGATGGGACGGTTACATGGGGCCGGCGGGCGGCCCTGTACGAGTGCGTCCGGTGGGCCCGCGACCTCTACGACGGCTTCTTCCACGCCGGCGTCGTGAAGCTCTATCTGGACTCCGACCGCTACCACTTCGCCCAGTGCGTGGCCCGCTCCTTCGAGCAGATGGAGAACCCGGACGTCGCGCTCTCCTGGGAGGCCACCTATACCTGCCCGGATCCCATCCGGTACGACGACGCCCTCCACACGACCACGCTGGCGCTCACCGGCGCGGGGCCCGCCGCCATCCCGATCGCCTACGAGGGCAACGCTCCCGGCGCTCCCGTCCTCGCCTTCGACGTCGCGGAGGGCCAGGTCGCCATCCTCGTCGAGAACCTGAACACCGGGGAACGGCTCACCATCGACGGCGCCGTCTCGGCCGGCGCGGTGACCGTGGACTGCGACGAGGGAACGATCGTCGCCTCGGCGGGCGATCCGCCAACCTGCGACGGGGAACTCCTCTCTCTCAACCGGGGAGCGAACACCCTTCAGGTCTCCTGGACGGGGACCGGACCAACTTCCGTAACGATCAGCCACCGCTCCCGGTGGTGGTAAGGAGCAAGCGCGCATGACATCCCAATGGACCGCGTACCCAACGGCCCCGGTTGCGGGCATCTCGCCCTATTCGCAACTGGACCTGTTCAGGATGATGTATCAGCCCGTCTCGGCGGGCCTCCTGGCCGGCGGCTGGCAGAGGGCCGCCGGCATACCCGGGCAACTCGATTGGTCCACCGTCACGGTCCCCGCCGGCGGCGCGAACACGCACTTCGAGATCTTCCGGCCCGGGGATGACCTGTTCGCCGCGTTCCCATTCACCGTGAAGCTGACGTATCGGATCAGCGCGACCTACGGCATGCAGCTGGCCATCCAGCTGGCGCGGTCCTTCGATGCGGCGGCGAACCCTGTGGGAGCCTTCCTGGGTTCCGCGACGAACACGGGGAGCGTAACGGGGACCGCCCCCTACGTTTCGTGCTTGTTCGCGGACTCCGGCGGTTTCGCGCTCTCGTTGTTGGAGGGGTCCAGTGTCGGGCTGTTCATCTGCCTGGACCGGTCGCGCGGCAATACGGGGGACCCCACGGACGAGTACGTCACGTTGGTGGTCTGCTCGTCGGTGAACAACGGCATGACCGGCCAATCCACGATGACGAAGGACGGAACCCTGTCGCCGCCCGTCGGGGCCTTCGTGTCGGCTGCCCCGCCGTACAACATTAGCGGGGGGATGGGCGGGTCGGTCCCGGTGTCCCCCGTGTTCCCCTGGGTCGGAAAGCTCGGCAACCCCATGCTGAACGCCTGCGTCGGGCAGACGGCGGACTTCACCGGCGGCACGCCGGTCACCGTCTCCGCCTACGGAAAGCCGGCGGCGTATCGCGCGGTGGGGAACACGTTCCCGACGGGATCGGTCAGCTCCGTACGGCTCCTCATGAGGTGGGAATAATGGCGGACACCCCCACCTGGTACGCCGGCCCCATCCCCATCTCCGTCGCGCAGACGGCCAACCTTCCCACCTTCGGGCGGATCGGCATCCAGGGCGACAAACCCCACGATCCGGCCGCGGTGACCACCGGCTCGGATAACGCCGTCAGCGCGCGGAAGTAACCCATGGCGGACACCCCCACCGGATACTCCGGCCCCATTCCCATCTCCATCGCGTCCACGGCGTGGATCGCGTCGGTTGGTTCAGCCTACGGCGCGGCGCCGGACCCGATCGTCCCCGTCTCCCCCTACGCCGACGCCCTGCCCCGGAGCCGCGACGCCGGCGGCTCGTGGGACGGACGCCGGCGCGGCTGGCAGGTCCGCGCCTACCGCCTGGTGGACGGGGCCTGGCGGCGGTTGCTGAACGAGCTCCCCACGCGAAGGGTCGTCGAGGTCCGCTTCGTGAACCGCATGGACGGCGGCATGAGCCAGCTCGACCTCTCCTTCCCCCTGCCGCTCGGGACCGAGTGCGCCCTTCTGCCGAACGACCGCATCAGCGTGTGGGTGCGGGAGGCGTCCGGCTGGCTGGAATGGTGGCGGGGATACTACCAGTCGGGCCGCCACTCCAGCCGGCCGGACACGTTCGAGCTCACGGCCTACGGCGCCGTGGAACGCCTGAAGGGCGTCAGCGTGAACCGCCAGTACGCCTTCTCCGAGCAGGACCTCTCCGCTCTGTTCAGCGCGCTCGTCCTGGACTACGCCTTCCCCTGGTATGAGGAGCTCGGAATACCGGCGCCGTCGCTCGACATCCAGACGGTGGGGATCACGGTGGGCGAGACGAAGCTCCTCCAGGGCTCCCTCTCGGAAGTGCTCTCCGGGCTGGTGAAAGGCGTCCCCGGCGTGACATGGGGCGTCGATCTGGACGGCTACGGGCTGGAGCGGATCTACTTGCGCCCGAGGCCGCAACACGCCGCGTACCACGCGTTCTACCGCAAGGACTGCGTATCGCTCGGTTTCGAGACCGACGCATCGGAAGTCGTCAACGCGCTCACCATCGAGGCCGGCCCGGCGCTCTATCCCAACCTGGTCACCAACGGCGGATTCGAGCTGCCGAGCAACGAAGGGGCGAACGTCGTCTTGAACCCGTCGTTCGAGGATGTCCAGACCGACGACGACAAGACGGCCCTGCACTGGGACCGGGTATCGGGAGACCCCGCCGCCAAGAGCAATGAGGGCCGGTCCGGGAACGACACCCTCAGCGCGGCGAGCGGGTCCCGGTACATGGAGCTCGACAACAACGCCGGCGTGGAGGAGATCCGCGGGGATCCCGTCTCCGTCACGGGCGGCGTCCGCTACCGGTTCCGCGTCAACATGGCGGCGCAGTCGGCGGCCCACGCCTGCACGCCGGAGATCTGGCTGCGGGTCTGGGACGGGTCGGCGACGGAGCTTTCCGCCGTCCCCATCTCCGGGCCATCGGGATATCCCAACGCCTGGACCGTCAGCCAGCAAGTCTGGTCCCTGAAGGAGTACGCCTTCGACATGCCCGCCGCCGCGGCGACCGTCTCCGTCTGCATCCGGCTGCCCGCGGTGGATTCCGGATCGAGCGCCGGGATGGGGATCGACGACGTGCGGCTGTTCTCCGCGGACTCGATGACACAGACGGGCTGGCTCCTGAACGCCAACGACACGACGGAGGGGCTGTCCTCCTCGGTGGCCGCCATGGACGCGGCGGCTCGGGATGCCGCCCAGGGCGCCTACTGCATCCGCCTGCGCTACTCCACCGGGAATGACGCCTACTGCTACGCCGGCATCCAGACGGGGCCGAACGCGATCGCCATCGGCGCGAACGCCGAGTGCCGCCTCTCCTTCTGGGCCCGGTCCGGTTCCGAGACGGAGGCCCAGAACCTGGACGCGCTCCTGTTCGAGTACGACGGCAGCAAGTGGCGAAGGCGGGCGTCGATCGCCGGTGACGGAAGCGCCGTGAACGACGGGCGCCGGATCTCCCTGCCCGCTGGCGGAGGGTGGCGGCGCTACCACGTGGACTACCGCACGTCGAGCGACTGTCGGCAGGCCGCTCTCCTGTTCGGCGGGCTCGGCGCGTCGGCCTCCGGTACGGCGTATCTCGACGGCGTCTATCTGCACGTCGGGTGGCCTGTGGACGCGTCCGGTGATCCGGTCCTCTACCCGTTCGTGGAAGGCTCCGCGATGGTGACCTACCGGCTGACCACGGAGGACGCGTGGTTCCAGAGCGACGCCGACCCCATCGGGCGGTACGCCAGCCAGGCGGCGCGGGACTCCGCGGTGTGGCATTCCGGGGAGCTGGCCGGCCAGCCGCACTTCGGGACGCGCGAGGCGCGGGTCTCCGAATCGAAGGTGCGAAGCGCCGCGGACGCCGAGCGGTACTTCGTGAACTACGCCAACCAGCGCGCCGCGCCGGCCTCCCCCTCGCCGGCGCGCATCGTCGACCGGATCCGGAACATCCGGCCGGACGGCCTGCTGCACGTCTCGAACGTTCCCGGCGGCCGCAGCGGGCTGACGCTCATGCCGGTGCAGGTCACCCACACGTTCGGGCGCGCCGGCTGGTCCTGCGAGGTGGAGCGATCGGAGGAGCGGGCCGACCTCACCGCCCTGATCTCGCAGATTGGCCAATCGGTGGACGCCGCGCACGCGACCCTCTCCACGGCGGTCGAGGCCGCGGCGCTGTCCGCTTCGACCACAGGCGTTACGGCGGGGATGGCGACCTCCGCCGCGTCGGTGGTCTGGCTGGAGGGGAACGCCGCTGAGGGCGCCGAGACGATCGCGCTGAACGTCGCCGGCCGGCCGGTCGCCGCGTCGGCGATAGACGACGTGCAGGTCTGGGTGGGCGGGAAGAAGTGGCGGCAGCCGTACGTCGACGTGGCGGCGGACGGATCGATGATCACGGTCTCGGCGCTTCCCGGCGTTCCCTTCACGGCGGCGGACGCTTACGAGGCGCGTTACGAGACTCTGATCGCCGGGATCTGAGCGGGCGGCATAATCGGGCGGACACCAATCCACGGAGGGGAAATGTGGGAGAGACACGCCAGACGCGAGACACGCCGTGCGCGGTCCATGAGGAACGGCTGGACAAGATCGACGAAGCGCTGAAGAGCATCGCCGAGACGGTGCGGAGCCTGGAGAAGCTGGCCGATCGCGCGTTGGGCGGCCTCACGGTCCTGATGATCGTGCAGCCGGTCGCCACCGGCGTCCTCACCGGCGTGATCCTCTATTACCTGACGAGGAAGGGGCGCTGATCCAGATGGCGACCGAGACGCCGCTGCTGATCCCCGAGTGCCGGACTTGCCCGGTCCACGAGCGCAACCAAGCGCTGGCCGCCAGGGTCGCGGAACTGGAGGCGCTGCTGGCTGAGGTCGCCGGGATCGCCGCCGGCGAGGAGGGAACGGCCATAGAGACGGCTGCGAAGCCGCTACGCCGGCGAGGAGGCATCGAATGACGAACGCTGAGAAACTGCACGGCTGCAAGCCGGACCTGGTCCGCAAGGTGACGGCCGTGATCGAGGACCTGAAAGGCCACGGCTACAACCTGCGCGTGGTGGAGGGTCTGCGCTCCGAAGCGCAGGCCGCCGCGAACTGGGCGAAGGGTAGGAGGCAGCTGGCCAGCGGCGAGTGGGTGATCGTGAACCCTAAGGCCGTGGTCACCAAGCGGCGGAGATCGCGCCACTGCGACGGGGAGGCCGCGGACCTGGTGGCGGTGGACAAGGGCGGCCGTCCCATCTGGGATGACAAGTCGCCCGTCTGGAAGCTGATCGGTCGATCGGCGCACGCGCACGGGCTGAACGGCGGCTACCAGTGGGGCTGGGACCTGGGCCACGTGGAGCTTCCGGAAGGCGGGAAGACGGCATGAACCCAACGGCAACGCCGGCCCCTCGAGGGCGGAAACTCCAGCTCGCCAAGCTCGGCGGCGTGGCCATCGCGGCCGCCGGCGTCGCCGGCGTCATCTGGCCAGACCGGGCCGAGTACCTGATGCGCCTGGCGACGGCGATTTCCGTCCTGTTCGGCGCGATCTCCGCCGCCATGGCCTACGAGGACGGGCAGCAGGCGCACGCCGCGGCCAGCGTGCAGATCGCCGCGGCGAACGCGGCCAATGCGGGAAGCGGGGCGGAGGAGGCCCCGAAGGCATGAAGGGTAACGATCTCTACTGGGCGACGTTGCGCGCCCTCTTGGCGGCTGGGTTGACGTCGGTCGCCCCGCAGGCAGGCGAGGCGGTGGAGGCCTACAAGGCGCGGCTGAAGGCGTGGATACAGAACACCGGGACCATCTCGGTGGTTCGCTTCCGCATCTTCGGGATCCCCATCAAGGTAAGGCTGGGTGTCGGCGCCGACATTCGCGACTTCCTGAAGGCCGAGATCGATAAGCTGTCGGCTGAGACGATCACCGACCTCAGGAACAAGCTGACCAGCGCATACGCCACGTAGGAGGGGCGATTGCCTTCATCGTCGGGGCGATTGGCGGACTGCGGGCGCGATCCGTCAACCGCCCCTCTTCCATTGGCCGTGGACGGACCAGACGCGCTGCGATCCCCGAATGACGGAACCACCGGCGTGAGGTTCACGCTACTAAGTCGTTAGTTAGAGAGGATGTGTTACTTTATCTGCGGATAGAGTCTTTTGAGCTTGACGCGTGCGTCTTTGGTTGTGAACTGCCAGTTGATAGTGGCCTGATGGTTGTTGCGTTCCTGCTG